CATGGCGATATCATGGAGGCTATCGAAAAAGAAGCAGGTCATATCGCCGAGTATATGGACAAGCTAGAAGTCATGGAGAAATATTTCAGTGCATAACGTTTATATTCCTTGGGAAAAACAAAGTGATCAATATTGGAACGAACTCTGTGCTAGAGTGGTAGAACACTTTGGTCTTCCAGGCGGAAAGTATACCAGCCACCCCGAAGAAGATTGGATGACATTTTCATTCACAGACGAACGAGATTATCTAATGTGTAAAATGATGCTCAGTGAACATGTAGCGGAAAGAACATCCTGGACTCTGAAAATAGACGAGGATGGCGTATTAACGTTTCCTCAAGATCTTTTGGATAGGACAGGATGGCGTGAAGGTGACGCATTAGATTGGAAAGATCTAGGCAACGGGTCTTGGTCTTTGACGAAAAAGAGTGTATAATAAACTATGGAAAAATTAAAGGTCTCTGAAATATTTTACAGCATCCAAGGCGAAGGTCGCTATATGGGCGTTCCCAGTGTGTTCCTGCGAACATTTGGCTGTAACTTTAAATGTGCTGGGTTTGGAATGCCTAAAGGCGAACTAACTACCGAACCCGACGAAGTCGCTAAAAACATCCATCTGTATAAAACGTATGAAGAATTGCCGTTGGTGGAGAAAGGCTGTGACAGCTATGCTACCTGGCATCCTGCTATGAAACACCTAAGTCCTTTTATGGATTTAGATGAAGTGGCCGATCAAATAGTTGACACTTTGCCTTATAAAGAATGGCGTGACGAGCATCTGGTTATTACAGGTGGCGAGCCTCTGTTGAAATGGCAGACACTATATCCGACACTATTAAGTCATCCACGTATGCGTTCATTAAAAGAATTGACATTTGAAACTAATGGTACTCAACCTCTGACAAATGATTTTAAAACTTGGCTGCATAGAGAATGGCATCATGATGGCACTGTCGAGTTGGGTCGTGGACATAATTCTATTACATTCTCCGTGAGTGCTAAACTCAGTTGTTCAGGAGAAAGCCGAGAGCGTGCCATTAAACCGGAAGTCATAGCAGAATATGAAGAATATGGTTATACATATCTCAAGTTTGTTGTCTCCACAGAGGAAGATGCAGAAGAAGCAGAAGAAACTGTAGATATCTATCGTGCTCATGGATTCTTAGGACCTGTATATCTCATGCCTGTAGGTGGTGTAGAAAATATATACAGCCTAAATAACAAACGAGTAGCAGAATTAGCGATGAAACTAGGGTATAGATACAGTGATAGATTGCAGGTGCCGTTATTTAAGAACGCATGGGGCACATAATGTGGTTACTCGAAGCTTCGATTAGAAATGCCGAAAGAATAATGTTTGATAATTGGAATCTAAAAAGAGCTGGGAGCTGGAAATTAAAGTTCTGTTGGTTACCTAAAAAATGCGCGATATCGGAAAAAAAATTATGGGGACAGTTTGCCTATCAAGGCTATAACGTATTCTTTGGTCCCGGCGACCCCGTAGTAGAATATTATTGGATTGAAAGAACTGAGTTCCTTATTTGGAATTTAAAGGGAAGAAAATGAAGATAGTTAAGAAACTGTTAGGCATAGATAAGATTGAACAAGACCTTATCAAAGCTCGAGAAGCATTAGAAGAAGCAGAAGCCAAACGTATTGAAGCAGAAAAAGCTACTGCTCTTGCCCAAGAACAGGAAGAATTATCTAAACTCTCTCCCAAAGATCGAGCTACACGAAGGAAAGAACCATGGGTGGGAGTATTAAATACCCACGTAAATCAAGATAACATTCGTAATGGATTTTTCGAACTTGACTGGAATGAGCATTTTGTGTTAAAATTAAAGCAAGAGGGTTATGGTACGGACGGTGATCTAGATGAAGAAATCGTCGATCGTTGGTTCCGTGAGCTTTGTGCGAATGTTGTAGTAGATGGTGATTATGGAGGTTCCGTTCAAACGGGATCGTTAGACATACAAACTATTAAAAGAAACAATTAATGACATATATTTTAGTTGATACTGCGAATACTTTTTTTCGCGCACGACATGTAATCAACGGTGATGCCGATATCAAGCTCGGCATGGCATTTCATATAACTCTTAATAGTATCCGTAAAGCGTGGCAGCAGTTTAATGGCAGTCATGTTATCTTCTGCTTAGAAGGACGTTCATGGCGCAAAGACTATTACGAACCCTATAAACGTAATCGTTCAGATGCCCGTGCCGCACACAACGAAAGAGAACAAGAAGAAGAGCGGGTATTTTGGGAAGCGTTTGACACTTTTAAAGACTTTATCAAAGACAAGACTAACTGTACCGTGATGCAACATCCACAGTTAGAAGCCGACGATCTAATCGCAGGTTGGATCCAAAGTCATCCCAATGACGATCATGTTATTATCAGTACCGACACTGACTTTGTGCAATTGATTGCGCCCAATGTAAAACAGTACAACGGAGTGATGGAACATGTTATCACCCACGAAGGTATCTTCGATGACAAAGGCAAACCTGTCATTGATAAGAAAACAAAGGAACCTAAGCCTGCGCCCAACCCCGAATGGCTACTGTTCGAAAAATGTATGCGTGGTGACACTTCCGATAATGTGTTCTCTGCATACCCAGGTGTACGAACTAAAGGCACATCCAAGAAAGTTGGTCTCACTGAAGCGTTTGAAGATAGGAACGCAAAAGGCTTTGCGTGGAATAACCTTATGCTACAACGCTGGACTGACCACGAAGGTAAGGAACATAGAGTTCTGGAAGATTATGAGAGAAATCGGCGACTGATTGATTTATCGTATCAGCCAGATCATATCAAAGAGATTATTGCCACCACTATCGCCGAAGCCACAAGTGCAAACAAAAATATCAGTCAAGTAGGAATTAGATTAATGAAGTTTTGCAATTTATATGATCTAAAGAAAATTTCAGAACAGGCACAATCATATGCCGAACCACTTAATGCGAGGTATATACTATGACAGACTTACACGCTAAACCAATTATCGATAATAAATTTTGGATTGTTGAAAAAGACGGCGAAAAATTTGCTACTCTAAGAAAAAATGAAGATGATCGATTTGTAATGAGTAATGCACTAGGTGTTAAAATTTACGACACTAAGCAGAGCTTAGTTAACCAATTTGGCGAAAACTTTTTCGTGGCCAGAATCATTAAGGAGGCTTACGATTCTCTTCCCAACGAAATACATGGCTATTCTACTAGTTCACCTCCGCACAATGGAATGTTCGATATCAAAAGAAAACTTCCTCTGTTTACCAAGAGCGAAGATTCTAAAAGTCATTACTGCGCAGGATATTATGTAATCAAATTTGACAAAGGTTGGGTAAAAAGTTTTTGCCCAAAATTAATAACTCTACAGAGGTACGAATATAGAGGTCCGTATAAAACAGAAACTGAAATGAAACAGGTATTAGCCCGTGTCTCTAAATAATTTTCCTACCAATTTACCGACTGTTGAAAAACTTATACAGAGAACTGCTGTCGCTGAAAAATCACAACAGAAAGAAATACGTATCTCAATACAAGAAGCTAAAGATCTAACCAACGAATTGGCTATATTGACCAGCAAGTTAGGCAAAACAGTTCAAGAAATACATCAGATGTTACAGGAAATCCGAAGTTCGACCAATACCATAGACGTTAAATTCGACGGAGGTGGTTTTTAAATAGATGATAAATATATACGTGGTTAATGTGGGAACATGTATATATGAGCAGACCAAAACCTCGAGTCATACTCGAGTATGCGAACAAAGAAAATTTTAAGATAGAACAAATCCTAGAGAGCGAGGCAATCTGGGCTGTGTTTTATAAAGGTCATCCTTTTAATCTGAAAAGTGGCAGTATGATTGCCAGCTATCCTGGACCTAAATATAAAAAGGTAAGTTTCAGTAATCCCGGACATGCACATAATTTGGCTAAAAAACTAAATCGGTTATTTAAATGCAATGACTTTTCTGTTTATAAACTCGTCGATGGCGAAAAGATAGAATAATAAATGGATATCAAGGATACCTACACTGAGGTATTCTTAAAAGCCGCTGGCCAAGAATACATCGAAAAAAATATCACTGATCTAAGAGCGGCATGGTGGTGGAATGTCAGAAACAAATTCGATGGTGGCCTTAGACTGACTGAATTGGCATTAACATTCATAGAAAATCATGCAAAAATAAAAACATATAAGATAGAATTTCCAAAAGAATTCAGTATTACACCACAGGTGTTACTTTGGTTAGATCAGTTTATAGAATCACCTTATTACATTGATAGAAAATCTATAATCGTGTTGCGAGAAAAATCTGCGTTTGAGCTTTATCTCTTTTCTGGCGATGTGCGAAAAATGGGATACTCCAAAGCAATGTCAAAAAGATTAAGCCAAGATTTACCACAATAGCAAAATAATTTCATAAATATTTTTATGAATTTCAATCTAAATCCTTTAGATGTATTAGGCAAAAGAAAATTAAGCTTTATGCCTTTACATTTTGTCAAAGTTAAAATCAGTGATCTTGATTTTTTGCATGATGAAGTAACTGATTGGGTTGAAACTAAATTGCAAGGAAGATTTTCAATTTCTTATGAACCTAGTGTCGACGATAACGGTAAACTAAAATCATCAACATTCATCGGATTTGAAGATCAAAAAGAATTAACATATTTTTTATTGGCATGCCCATATTCAAGGAGAAACTAATGGAACAAGAAGCCGTCGTACAACAAGAGCAACAAGACACACCTCAAACCGCTAAAACGGAAAGTTTAGATCTAAACATTCAAGATTTAGTTGGACTGAAAAGCGTAGTTGATGTTGCTACACAAAGAGGTGCATTTAAGGCCGCTGAATTAGAAGCTGTAGGAAAATTATATAATAGATTGAGCGGATTTATCGATTCTGTAAGTAAACAAAAAGGACAATGATATGAAGACCCTGAAGCATATAGGCAAGTTAAGAAACACAGGTGCGAAAGTTTTAGTGGTGTTCCGCACATTGCCGGGAGAATCTAATCAGGCTCTGGTGTTACCTGTGGCACAGTTACCGGACTCATATCATGATAGTATCATGACTTTGGTTGAAAGCGATCAAGCACAGGAGTGTTTCGAATTCGGTGAAATAATGTTTGTGAGATTATTTCCCGACGGCCGTCCAATGTTGCAGGCAATGCAAGCAGATGACCGACTAGTCAAAGTGTCCACAGACAATATCTCAATGACTCCTACTCCATCAACAGAGATAAGACTAGACGAACTTAATGTACTGATCGCAGAACAAAAAAATGTAGCGGTCGACGACCTGTATACCTTGGTAAAAGGTGCTCCTAAAAAAACAGATGCGGTGATCGAAGATATTGTTAGTATCACAGAAACTCCATTAAAAGCATCAAACGAACCATTGTCAGACAAAGATATCGCCAAAGGTCTACGAAGTCAGGCAGATGCTCTCTACAAAGAGGCAGCAAGGCTACGCAGAGAAGCTGACGATCTAGATCCTGTGATAAAGAAAACTACAAAGGCTAAAGAAGACGTCAGTGCCTAAAAGACTGTTTAAACCGCCAAAAAATCTAGTGGCGGAATGGCCTGAAGTTTTCGAGGATTTGTACATGAATACCATGCCCGTAGAATACCTACACTCTATACGTTTAGAATTCGAAAACGGTAGGGTGTGGGAAATCGATATACGAGAGCATGCGCATGTAGCTGAGTCTCAGACCATAGCAGATAAACTGATACATATGTTGCATGAATACTCAGAAGAGATAAAAAGAATTGATTTCCAGGTAGATATAGACAGACTGAAAAAAGATATCCAAAAGTCATCTAAAAATTTACTCTGATATAAAAAATTGTTATAAGTTTTTACATAAAAAATAGAAGTCTTTCATCTCAGGAAATACTTCTAAAAAATTAGTCCCTCGACGTCTGTCATGTTCATCTACAAATATTGCAAAATCTTTACGATTTATTGCATTCTGTTCTGAAGGTAATTTTATTCCTTCTATCATTATAGTCGCTGTTCTTTTTAATTTATCTATTTCGTTATTTTTAAAATTTAAATGAGTCATGTAAGAAATTTGATTTGTTATCTGTGTGATAAAATCTTCAGTTAAAATTTTTACATTTTGATGAGGTGGATTATTTAAATATGGAATATCAAGATAGAACTGAGCATCGTCTTTTTTTTCAATTTTTGTCATAAATTTTCTAACATCGAATAAAAATTTAGAAAATGTGGTGACACTAAGAGCATTATATGTCGCTATCACTCCCAACGATGGTTTAGGTACCCTGTCAATGAATAAATGACAGCTGTTTAACCATTTTTTATAATCTAATCCGAATCTTATATATTCGGCCGCTAATTCATGTGCTTCACAGCTGGTATATAATGTAAATTTTTTAACTAAATTATTTTTTTGTATGATTTCGATTTTTGTTAAAAATTTGTCATAAAGTTCATCTGGTACACATAGATTAGAATTAACACAAAGGTCTAAATTAGGATTAGGATTTTCTATAACGTAATCTAAAATTTTATATGTGTTTTTATCTAACAATGGTTCTCCACCCGTAATTCTAAAGGTATCAACATTTCTGTAAAGATCAGGCCACCATTGCCAAAAAGCTTCTATATACGGGTTATCTTCTCTCACTGGTATGGGCATTTTGTTTTGTTTTTTTACCCAATCTAGAGTGTTATAATTCATTGATGTTGGATAAGGACCGTATCTTTCTACTTCTTCCATCCACTGACTACTTACACTAGGCATACAATAACTACATTTAAAGTTGCAAACATTAGAAAAGCTTATTTCCACATATCTTGGATAAAAATCTTTATCATATCCATCTTTGATTATCTGATCATAATGTGGTAAAGACCATGATTCTGAACTTTTTAATACTCTATCACTAAATTGATCAATGTTACTTAAATCTTCTACGTTCCAACAATAATTACATTCTCTGGGTCGATGACCTTCGAGCATTTCTTTTCTAATTAATTTTTTATAATTTGTATTATGCAAAGCCGAAGGATTTTTTTTAATTTCTTCTACAGGAATGATATGAGTTCGCGGATGGTGACAGCTATGTGTATGACCTACTCCAAGATGTATGGTCGACTGTGTCCATTTTGCCAAACACATTCCGGGACCTATTTCATCTAGAATTTTTTTTATCGAGAGTTTTTTATTATCAGATTCCATTTTTACCTAGTTGTTGTAACACATCATTCAGTTCGGGAATAGTAGTGAAGATATTTTCGTTTCTTATATCATCTAATTTTTTTGTGATTTCTACAAATTTTTGAGCCTGTGTTTTATTGTATGCCTTAGACAGTTCAAATAATATTTGTCTGAAAATAAATCTAACATCTGTCGCATACTTTTCATTATGTGATAAAATAAATTCGTTGATTTTATCTATAGTATTTTTTCTAAAATTTTCTGACAAAATATGCACATGATAATGTGATGGCCATTCTAATAAATTTAGATAAAAATTACTAAATCTATGTATTGAGGTAATCACTCCTATACTTATAAGATGATTTACAATTTCTGGAATTCTAAAAACATTCATCGCTCCTGCGGTAATTGCCGGTTTTATGTTTACATTTTCTAATTTTGATAGTTCTATTAAATTATTTTCTATCTGTTTCCATACTGTTCCGGATCTAAGTAGTTCTGCTCGATCACCAATTTCATCAATACTAGGCCAAACTTCTAATTTTCCAGGCTGCCATTTACTCCAGATATCTAACACATTTTTCTTTTTATAAGTTAATGTTGATAAATTTGTATTATATGATATTCTTACATCATATCTTTGATATTTCTGCAATAAATCTAATATATACCAGTGTTCATCCATTAATAAAGGTTCTCCGCCGGCAAAATAAATTTTTTCAACAGTATGAATCTGTTCTTCTAAAAATTTATAATTATTGGCCGAACCGACTTGTTGTATATTCCAAACTTTTTCTTGCTCTTTTATAAATCCTATTTTCTTAGCATCCGGTATCCACGAAGAACTGTATCTAGGACCACAACTACGACATTTAAAATTACAAAGATTACTAAATCTAAAATCCCAATATCGTAAGTCCATAGTATGACATGTTCCGTCATCGTCGGTTATTTTAGGAATCGAATCTATGACATGAGCAAATTCTCTATTGTGTCTAGTTCTGCCGCTAAATCCTGCAGATTTTTCAGAACTAAAACACTTTACACAGATTTCTGGTTGCTTGCCTTCTATCATTTCTCTGCGAAGGGCTTTCATATTTTCACTATTCCAGATTTCATTTACTGTTTGATGATTTACATCACCTAAAAAATATTCAAAAGTCGATGTTAAACAACAGGGAACTACTTTTCCATTAGGTTCAAAATTTAAATGCATCCAAGGTATAGCACAAACTGTTTTCTTATCAAAAGACTTTATAGTTCTATCCTTGCCATATTGTTCTCTTAACCAATCAAAATTATTAATTTTTGAAAGAGCTTCTGGATTTTCTATATTTTCTAATCCGTATTTTTTTCCCAGTCTTGCACCATTCAAAGAAAATTTGCCGAACGGTTTATCTTCTCCCTTGGTGCACCATATTTCTAACCGATGATCTGTTTCATCGTCATAATTTGCATCAATAGGTTTGCTAGCCAATTTAACACATTCTCGGAAAGCTGATTTCCAGGTGTTGAAAGGATCAGTGTTGAATTTCGTAATATTACTAACTATTGGAATAGATCTAAATCTGTCACTTAAAGATAAAGTCATATCTACTGAATTCAATGGCATGTTTAAAACTTTATCTTTTGGAAGAAGCTTAACACCGCCATATCCGTAAATTAAACCATTTACAGGATTTTGACTATGCCAAACACAAACAACATCAGTTTCAGAACTAGAAACTTCGTAATCAAAATTAAAATTATCTAGAATCTCGGCATCACCGTCGACTACATAAAACATCTTAGTCAACGACCGATTAGCTGCAGCGATATGTGCCTGATGGATTCCCTTTATTCCATGTATTCTCTGGGCGAACGGGAATCTATTTTTTAATTTTTTCCAATTTTCGTCGGCATTAGGTTCTTGATAACTGATAAAAAATATTTCAAACATCTATATGCCTATGATAAGTCTTAAACAATTCGTATGATTCATTATATAAATCAAAAGTATATTTGCTTTGTTTTTCGTCCAACCAAGGCCAATTTAATCCTAATTCATGCTTGATTTTAGTACCGTAATCCTGAACATCCTTCTCTACAGAAAAACTATCTTTAACTTTTGTTTCATAGATTTCTCTTAATACTTCGAAGTCACGGACCTGAACGTAGTCCCAATCAGTACAATTAGTCATCCACGTGCCCATTCGAGCACCAAGGACGGCATATATACCGTTTTCGATATGTGAACCAACAGTACTCCACATTTTCAACCTGTGAAGATTATGCCACCATATTTTTTCTTTCATTTCATGTGATGGAACTTTTATCCCATCACATAGTGTCATTTTGACACCCTCACGGAATCCTGCTCTCCAGGCCTGAAAAGGACTGCTATTGATATAAACATTACTATAACATTGAGAAAATTGTTGGTATCCGTTTTCCCAGCAGAAATCTACCTGGGCTCTCTCGTTCTCACTTGCTTCATGAGTACGCATTTTAAGAACAAAATCTTTTTTCCACAATTTGACACCACCGTTACCGTACATCAACCCGTTAACAATATTTCTTCCTATCCAGCTATAAACTTGAATGTTTGAATTTTGAAATGTAATATCTGTGTTAAAAAAACTATTATGAACTATATTATCTGCGTCTACCGTAATGAACCATTCAGTATCTGATAGCTCGGCAGCGGCTTTATGTGCCGCATCACTTCCTTTGATACCATGCACACGTTTAGCCCAAGGCACCTTGTTACATAAATCTGCATAATGCAAATCTGCATTCGGTTCATCATAACTAAGAAATATTACATCAAATTCAACTATTTTCATGTTTAATTACATAGTTTTTGAAAATACGTTTAGTATAGATGCTGAATTCTTTAGGAAAATCTACAACATAGTCTAATGATTTTGATTCAAATAATTGATCTACAGTCACAGCTATTCTGTCATGTAATCTGTTTGGATCATTGTAATCGGTAATCAAAAATAACATTTCCGTACTACCATTCCATAATATTTTTTTAGATCGATAAAATTTTTCTGATAATGATATAGTTAACTTATTGGTGCGCACGTCAGAAGAAAGGTGAACATCAACATCTGAAATTTCAGTCCATCTTTGATCCACTATGCGATGTAAGACATCATCAATCTTTGTTAAACTTTTAGTCTCTATTATTTCTAAACTTCCGTCAGTAATATCTACTGCATATGAATTTAAATTAGTTTTTCCTTCTAATATCAACTGAGCAGTATCATCATCAATGAGTATCTTACTAGTTGTATCAGGACATGAATGATTAGGATAAACTCCTAAAATTTGTCCTGACGAGGGATCGAATACAGCGTAATATGTGATCTGTTGAACTGTTATAGTTTTCATCCATTCTTCGAAATCTTTTAGCGCAGCTTCCATGCTATCTCCTCAAGAATGTTTATAATTTCGTCTGTGATCAAATCTTTTTCTACGTAATGAACTATGTCGTATTGTTGATAATTTCCAATCTTTAGTTGACCTTTCTTGTTTAGATAAAATCCTACATGGTTTGTAAATTTTTCTGCAGGCCATGGCCAATTTTGAACATTGCCTTTCATATGCACCAATTTAGGAAATTCTAAATCGTAAGCGATGTCGTCTGCAATATCTAATATTTTAGCCGAAAGTGCAAAAGCTTCATCGGTGCCTACAATTTTAGGTCTATGATTATTAAGATATAAATTTGAAAATTCCTTAGAATTTTTTATAATATATCGTCCTAATTCAAAAAAATCTTTTGCGAGTAACGATTCTTTCTTAAAAAATGTAAACATAGAATACAAATTAGGAAGTTCGTTTTTAGTAAAACATTTGCGATAATAATCGCTACTTACTTCTTCGCCTCTATAGGTAAACGCTCTGTTAGGCACATATATTTCACAATTTTCTAAAAAGTATTCGACCCAATGACTGTAATCTCTTAGAAACAACATATCTACATCTAAACATATAGTGGCATCCCACGGTGATAGTTTGTCCATCCACGATCGTCCATCCCAAAACGTCTCTTGATTCCATTCTATAATATGATCAAAGACCCAGGGCGATTTAATTTTTTCTAAGTGCGTCTGATCATCAATTACTAATGCAACTTTATCATAACCGGGTTTCTGTGTATTCTTAATACTAAGTGCTAATGCATATGCCAGTTTAAGGTAATCTATGCTTTGATGAGATGATACTATTAATAGGTAACCGAAATTCATAAGGTCATCAACCTTTCATAATGGCGTATAATACTTTGCTTATTCATTATGTGAACATCCTGATCTTTAATTGAAGCAAGATAAAAAGATTCTGTATCTAATTTAGATTTAATAGAAAAAATCATTCGGCCATCGTCGTTTATTTTTTCTAAAACATCTTTATCCTGAATCGTAAATATACTAGGCAAAGAAATTTGTGACTTTTCAAATCCGTCTAAAATATGTTTTGCCACACTAAATGAAATGTCATTTCTATACTGATCTGATCGATGCCTAAATAAATCAGCATAATATTTGTAATTTTCCCTTACGAAATCAACTAAATCAAAAAATATTTTACTATTTTTGTTTTTGGTAAACATCACAGTAGTGGCCCAATATAAATGTATTCCAGTTTCAGATACTCGTTGATCTAAAATACCTACACGATCACCTTGTATATCATTAAGGCCATCGGATATTAATATATCTTCATCGACATCCCAATAATGATTTAATTTATCGGAACATACAATAAAATCGCTATCAATAAGCAAAGTTCTTTCATAGGGAGTATGCTGCCAAATAGATGATCTATTTGAATTTAAAAAAGGCACACAATCATGATCCATTCCATCATATAAAATTCTTTGATTTTTGTCCGCAGGTCTTTCTGCCGTGATTATCTTATCAAAAATGGATTGAGCTTCATTCCAGGTGTTATCTTGCTTCATCCAGTTGATAGTATCTATATCAGTAATCAAAGAAACTGGGGCATTTAAATTTTTTCCTGCGAACCTGGCTGAAATTAACGCCATTTTTGAATAATCTACTTTGCGATTATTATGAGCTAGGATTACGATGCCTTTATTCATGATCTACTAATTTTTCGACAGATCTGCTTTTTTTAATTTTATCAAATTCTTTTTGATATTCTAATGACACAGAAAAATATCTGTCAAAAATCTCTGTTTTAAATTTTGAAAGATTCTCTATCAGTATAGGATTATCGTTTTGGTCTAACAAAACAATATCCGATGTTCTATTTTCTGAACACAGTGTCCACACGAAACAAAGTAAAGTTCTGTCAATTTTAAAGATCCCACCATTATAACCATAGGTTAATTTTGCCTGCATCTTTTCAGTCAGTGATTTACGTTGCACTGCTAATGTTTGACGATAATTAGAAAAATCTA